ATGAGCGACAAGCACGACCAGACGAACGGCGAGAGCAGAAAGAAATCGAGCGGGGAGCTGGACGCGGCGCGCGGGGTGAGCGGGAGGGGCGAAGCAGAGAGCGGCACAGAAGTCAAAGCCGACAGCAAGTCAGAAGGCAGGGGAAAGGCGAGCGCGGGCGCGCGTCCGAAAGCGAATTCAAAGAGGCAGGCGGGGAAGCGGAGCGGCGGCAAGCAGCCGGAGCGGGAGTCGAAAAAGAAGAAACAAGAGACCGGGAAGGCGAAGGATGAGGTGACGGAAGTAGTCGAGGAAGCAGAGGCCGACAACGCCGGGATGGGAAAGCCTGGGCGCGACTCAAAGGGCCGGTATCTTCCGGGCTGCAAGGGGGCGGGCGCGCGTGGAACGGCGAACGGAAACGAAGGGAAGAGTGATGGGAGCGGAAGCGAGCCTGGCAGCGGAGCCAGCCTGATGACGGAAGCGGGCCAGAAGAGGCTGGTCTGCAAACTGTTGGGCAAGGCGGACACGCTGGCGGCGAACAATGAGTTCAAGCTCAGCGCAGCGGACCTGATCCGGCTGATCCAGTTGCAGAAGGAGATGACGCCGAAGCAACCGCGCAAGGTAACGGTGCAGTGGGTGGAGGACAAGAGCGAATGAAGCGCGAGATCCGCTACACCCCGCTGCCGTCGCAGGCGCGATTTCACAAGCTGGAGACGCGTTTCAAGGGATTCTCGGGGCCGGTGGGCTCGGGCAAGAGCCAGGCGTTATGCCAGGAGACGATCCGGCTGGCGTACGTGAACGCGGGGTGCATGGGACTGATCGGAGCGCCGACGTACCCGATGCTGCGGGATTCGACGCAGATCTTGATGTTGCAGGTGCTGGAGGCGAATGCGATCCCGTTCGAGGTGAACAAGGCGGAGAACACGCTGACGTTCACGGACACGGGATCGAGGATCCTGTTCCGGTCGATGGACGACTACGAGCGGCTGAGGGGCACGAACCTGGCGTGGTTCGGAGTGGACGAGCTGACGTACACACGCGAAGAGGCGTGGATCAGGCTGGAGGCGCGGCTGAGGGATCCGGATGCGACGCGATTGTGCGGGTTCGGGGTGTGGACGCCGAAGGGCTTCGATTGGGTGTACCGGCGGTTCATCAAGGGCACGGAGGGCTACTCGTGCGTGCTGGCGAAGGCGAACGAGAACCGGCACTTGCTGGAGAAAGTGCCGGACTTCTATGCGCGGTTGAAGGCGAGCTATGACGAATCGTTCTACAAACAGGAGGTCCTGGGCGAGTACCTGAATCCGAAGGGCGGGCTGGTGTACCACGCTTTCGACCGGAACGCGTGCGTGGAGGAGCAGCAGGCGGACCTGGAACTGCCGCTGCTGTGGGCGCTGGATTTCAACGTGAGCCCGATGTGCTCGATCGTGGCGCAGCGGGAGGGGGAGATGGTGCGGGTGCTGGACGAGATTGCGCTGAGCCGGGCGAGCACGCTGGACGCGTGCGAGGAGTTCACGAAGCGCTATCCGAAGTGGGCGGCGGGAGTGGTGGTGTACGGAGATGCGTCGGCGAGCCACATGCAGACGGCCGGGACGAACGACGAGGAGATCATCCGGGATCACTTTGCGAAATACGGGAAGTTGGCGATGACGTACAAGATTCCGAAGGCGAATCCGAGCGTGGCGCTGCGGGTGCGGCTGGTGAACGGAAAGCTGAAGGCGGCTGACGGTTCGACGACACTGCTGATCGATCCGCGGTGCAAGGGACTGATGGCGGATTTCGACGAAGTGGGGTACGAGGCGAACTCGAATGAGATCGACAAAGACGCCGATGCGCAAAGGAGCCACCTCTCGGATGCCCTGGGATACCTGGTGTGGCAGGAGTTCGGGGCGAACTCGAAGACGATCGGGGAAAAGGGGCACAGGCTGGTTTGAATCCAAGGCGCAACGCCAGGCGAAGGGGAGTGCGGTGGTAGGTGAAGGCGAGGTGAAAGAGATGATCGATGTCCGCAAAGAACATCCCGAATACGTGGTGCAGCGGGAAGTGTGGCCGAAATACCGCGACCTGTACGTGGGCGGCGAACAATTCATCCGGCGCGCCGGGCAATACCTGATCGCGCGGCTGCGGGAGCCGGGGGACGTGTTTCTGGAGCGCACGAGCCGGGCGTTCTACGAGAACTATATCGGGTCGATCATCGACTGGTACAGCGCGACGCTGTTCCGGCGGGAGCCGGCGCTGACGCTGGAGGGGCAGGACGAGCGGGCGCGGCAGTTTTTCAGCCAGTTCGCGGAGGACTGCGACTTGAGGGGATCGACGCTGAGCGATTTCTTCCGGCGACAGATGATCGAGGCGCTGGTGGTGGGGCGGTCGTGCATCGTAATCGATTTTCCCAGCCCGGGGACGAAGGCGAAGAACCGGGCGGAGGAAGACCGGCTGGGGCTGAGCCGGGCGTATTTATGCGAGTACCCGGCGGAGAGCCTGGTGAACTGGCAGCGCAATGGGCGGGGCGAGTTCGATTGGGTGGTGCTGAGGACGGAGCGGCGCGTGGACGAGCCAGGAGCGGGCGAGTGGGAGACGGAGCGGCGGTGGGTGTACTACGGGCGCGAAGAATACCAAGTGTACGAGCAGTGGGAGCGCAAGGGGCAGCCGGGGCCGGTGGAGTTGGTGAAAGAGGGCGTACACGGGCTGGCGGCGCAAAAGGTGGTGCCGCTGGTGGAGTTCAGCTTCGGCGAAGGCATGTGGCTGATGAACAAGGCGGCGTCGCTGCAACTGGAGCACTTCAACAAATCGAATGCGCTCGGTTGGGCGCTGACGATGGGGTTATTCGCGATGCCGGTGGTGTACAGCGACCGCGAGTGGAGGGAGTGCGTCGGGGAGAGCTACTACCTGCAACTTGGACCGCAGGACAAGTTCGGATGGACGGAGCCGGAAGGGCACGTTTACCAGGTGGCACTGCAGAACATCGACTGGCTGAAGCAGGAGATTTACCGGGTGTGCTACGCGCTAAACCAGGCGATCAACCCGGGGCCGAACAACACTCAGATCACGGGGGTCAGCAAGCAGCGGGACTACCTGATCACGCAGGAGGTGTTGAGAGGGTTCGGCGACCGGGTGAAGGACACGCTGAAGAAGGTAATGCGGCTGATCGCGACGGCGCGTGGGGATGAGATCGGAATTGATGTGACGGGCTTGGACGAATTCGACATTGGGGACTTCTCGAGCGAGTTGCAGGACGCGCAGACGCTGCTGAGCCTGGGGATCGATTCGGAGACGTTCCGGACGCAAGTGCTAAAGAGGCTGGCGCTGAAGTACCTGTGTGACGTGCGGCAGGAGGTCAAGGAGAAGATCGCGCAGGAGATTGACGCGGGGCAGGCGAAGAGTTGATGCGGATGTTGGAGCGGGGTTAGATGGCCCCTTGTGGAATGGGACAGCCGGCGCCCTGAGCGAGTGGAAAGCGGCAGGGCGAGCGAGGCTGTCCCGATTTTTTGCGGTGACTAAGACCTAGTGCGGACGGCTGGCAGAGCCGGGCGCGCAATGAAGAAGAGATTTGCCGGGTGAGGAGGAATGGGGACAGCGCGGCTGTCCCCATTCTTGTTTGGCCGGTAGTGCCAACCAACAACAGGAGACGAAGGAGAGAGACCCATGGGGCAGGACAGCGAGGCGCTCTCGCCGGGTGGGAATGACGTGCGCGGGATGATCCGCAGTGTGATCGAGGAGTACCTCAGCTCCGAAAGGCGCAGGGCCGAGCCGGCGTACCAGGCCGAGCTGGTCGAGGAGCGCCACCGGCGAGAGCAACTCGAGCGGCAAGTCAACCAACTGGTGGAAGAGAACCGCAGAACGAAGCGGGAGGTGGAGGAGAACGACAGGGTGACGCGCATCCGCGGCGAACTGCAGCGGCTGGGCGTGACGAAGCTGGACCTGGCTTTCAAAGCGGTGAAGGACGAGATCCAGCGGGCGCCAGACGGAAGCCTAGTGGCGAAGACGCCGGAGGGCGAGATCCCGGTGAAGGATTACCTGAACCAGTTTGTGCAGGACAATCCGGAGATTCTGCCGGCGCGCATGGCCGGGGGGTCAGGAATGCTGACGCCACCACGCAGCAGCGTGGGCCCGAGCATCGATCTGGAGTCGATCCGGCCGGGGATGAGCGAGGAAGAGATGCAGAGGGTGCGTGAGCAGATCGCCCGGGTCGCGATGCAGACCTTCCGGGGCGAGTAAGGCGAGACAAGTGAAGTCCCGCAGTGATCAAGAAAGGAAAAGATAAGGGAGAGAAAGATGCCGATTATAACTTCCGCCAATCTGGCGAGTGCGATTGTGAAACTGGTTGCCGCCGATGCCCTGCCCACGCTGATGGGCAACCTGGTGATGGGCAACCTGGTGACGAGGGACTACGATGCCACGCTGGCCAAAGCGGGCGACACAGTGAACGTACCGATTCCGCCGACGCTGATCGCGAACAATATTCTTGAAGGCGGGAGCGTTCAGACGCAGAACCCGGACCTGGGCAATGCTCCGATCGTGCTGAACTCACACGTTGAAGCGACGTTTCAGATTCCTGACGTCACGAAAGCGATCGCGGTGCCGACGCTGTTGAAGATGTACATGCAGCCGGCGATGGTGGCGCTGGCGGAGCGCGTGGAGACGGACTTGCTGATGCTGTACAGCCAGTTCACGACGAACGCGCCGCTGGGCGTGGGCGGCACGACGCTGACCGAAGCGGTGATCGACCAGGCCGAGACGGAACTATTCACAGCGAAGGTTCCGACGAGCGAACCGAAGTACCTAGTGGTGCATCCTGCGGCGTACTCGGAACTGCGCATGATCGACCGCTTCACGGAAGCGGACAAAGTGGGACCGCTGTCGCAGGCGATCGACACGGGCGTGCTGGGAAGGATCAAGGACTTCTTCGTGTACCGGTCGCAGTTCGTGGTGCAGACGGGCCTCGGGACTGGCACGGTGACGACGAATAACCTGGCGTTTTCGCGCGACGCGATGGCGCTGGCGATCCGCCGGCTGCCGAAGCCGCTGCCAGGGACGGGCGCCATTGCCGAATACGCCGAACTGGGCAATTTCGGGATGCGGGTGGTGATGAGCTACCAGCCGAACACGCTGGCGCAGCAGTTCACGGTGGACATCCTGTACGGCTGCGCCGTGTTGCGTAACGCGCACGGTGTGCAGGTGCTGAGTTAGGCGAACCACGAAGCAGTTGAGCGGCCCCTAGATAAAGCGGGAGGCGGATGGCGCACCGCCTCCCGGTTTTTTCGGGAGCGGCACAAACTGCAACGACCGGCGAAAGGCCGCATGCGGAGCCGCGATCAGTTTGTTGAGGAGAATCCGCAGACCGGCCCAGCAGGAAAGAGGATGATTGACGAGAGGAAGGGAGCACAGCGATGGATGTGAAGCAGTACTACAAGAAACTGCACGAACTGGAGGCGACGGTGAAGACGGCCGACGTCATCGTAGTGAGCAATGAAACGCCGGACGGCGGCACGGCCGGAGTGATGACCGAAGTGCCCCGGCGGAATGCGTGCCAGCTCGTGCTGGAGGGGCGGGCGCGGATGGCGAATGACGCCGAAGCGGAGGCCTACCGGGAGTGCGAGGCGGCGAAGCGCAAAGAGTTCGTGCGAGAGCAGGCGGCGAGCAGGATCCAGTACCAGCTGGTGCCCGCCGATGTGAGCCGACTTGGGCCGGCGAAGACGGGGAATTAAGGAGGTGTAGCGTGGCTCTGCTAGTAGATGGCTCGTGGTGCGCGGTGGAGGAACTGCAGGCATACGACGACAGCGCCACGACGGTCGCAGCTGAGGAGGGGATCGACCTAGCGGCGAAGATGAGGCTGTCGGAGGGGTGGATTACAGACCGAGTGGACGATTTCCTGAGGTGGGAGACGAACTGGGGCCAGGGAGTCTACCTGCAACGCGGATTGACGGCGAACAACGCGGTAGTGGACCGACGGCTGAAGCGGTGGCACCTGGCACATACGCTGGCGCTGCTGTACCGGGATGCGGCGTTCAGCCAAGTGAACGACCGTTTTGAGAAGAAGTACGAGGCGTACGAGAAAGACGCCGCCCAGGCAAAGGCCGAGTACTTCCAGAGCGGGGTGGCTTTCGTACGCAATCCGCTGCGGAGGCCGGCGCCGCCGACCGTAACGGCGACGGTCGGGGACCAGCCGGCGGCGGTGTATCTGATTACGGCGACACAGGTGGATCCAGGCGGAGAGGAGAGCGCTCCGTCGCAGGTGGTGTCGGCTGAAGCAGCGGAGGGAAATGGATTGACAGTGACGGCCAACGGGCCGGCGGCGGGCACTGGATGGAATGTCTACGCGGCGGACAGCAATGGGGTGATGCGCCGGCAAAACGACACGCCGCTGAATGCGAATGCAGTGTGGACGCTGCCCCAAACAGGATTAGCCGCCGGTCCAACGGCGACGAGCGGACAAGAGCCGGACGGACGAGTGAAAGATCGCAGGATTCTGCCGCGGGGGTAAAGATGCCAACACCAACCGCGACAGTAATGCAGACGGCGCTGGATCTGCTGAATGGGCCCGACGGGCTGGCGCAGAGCCTCGCGGACTACTCGACGACCATACAAATGACGGGTATTCCATTGACGGGCGGGCCGCTGCCGGGGGCGCCGACGGCCGAAGCCAGCTATGTTCCACAGGAGCTGGAGGAACAGCAGCGGAAGCTCGAGTATCCGGTGTGCAGAGTGTATTGCGACCAGATCCGCAATGACGGGAAGGTGAAGTTCCGCGAATTCTCAGGAAGCTACCGGGTGGTAGTGGCGGTAACGCATTCGCAGGACCGGCTGGAGGGGTTGACCGAGACACTTCAGGCAGCGGCAGACGCTGTCGCAGATGTGTTTGACAGGAACCAGGGAAACCTCGGCAACGGGATGGTACTGCAGCCGGGCTATGAGGTGCAGGTCGATGCGGTGAAGAAGGGCGGGTTGCATTACATTGAGACGGCCCGGGTAATGAGCCAGTTCAGCTGGGAACGTTAAAAGGAGATGGGGAGAGATGGCAAATTACGTTCTTTCCAAGAATAATCGCTACTACGTGGCGCTGGAGAGCAATTACGGCGTGGTACCGACGGTGTCGGCCACGAATCGCGTTCCAGGCGTGCGGCTGGCGGTCACGACGGAGAAAGTCACGGTGCCGCGGCCGGACAAGACGGGGACACGGACGTTTCTGGGCATACCCGGCACACCGCGGAGAATCACAGGCTACGAGTTCGAGACGAGCTTGATGGCGGGGACCGGCGCGCTGCCGCCGGCGGTGGGGCAGATGGTGCAGGCAGCGATGGGCGTGGCAGCGCCGCTGAGCGTGCAACAGACGGCGACGGTCAACGGGAATGGCGTGGAATTGGACTTTTCGGCGCCGCACAATCTGGCCGTGGGCAATGCTGTGACGGTGGGCGGCGAGATGCGGATCGTGGCGAGCGTGCAGAGTTCGACGAGCGTGGAACTGAGCGCGCCGCTGACGAGAACGGTGAGCGGCGCGGCGCAGGTCATGCCGGCGGCAGCGTATGCACCGGCCAAGGTGCTTCCCAGCGTGAGCCTGTTCGATTACTGGGACCCGAGCAGCACGGTGCAGCGAATCGTGCGCGGAGCAGGCGTGGACGAAATGGACATCGTGCTGGACGGAACGGAGCACAGACTGGTGTTCCGCGGGCCGGCGGCTGAGAATGTGGACTCAGCGTCGTTCCAACCGCCGGACGGAGGGCTAACAGCGTTTCCGGCCGAACCGGCCGTGCAAGCCGAGATGTGGGCGCCGGTGCCAGGGAATCTAGGGCAGGTGTGGCTGGGGACGCCGGCAAGCCAGGTACTGACGCTGACGAAGGCGCTGGTGAGAGTGAAGAACAACCTGGTGACGAGGAGCTTCGAGTTCGGCGCGACACAGCCGCTGGCGTTGTCGCCGGGCGATCGCGACGTCGAGGTTCAGTTCGAAGTCTACAGCACAGACCAGAGCGTTTTCGCCGCGATGTACCAGGCCGCGCAGACCGAGACGCCGATCCCGCTGACGATCCAACTGGGCGACCAGGCTGGAGCGATGGCGGCGGTGTACATCAAGAGCTTCGTGCCGCAGGTGCCGCAGTTCAACGACGCCGAAACGCGGTTGTTGTGGAACTTCTCCAGCTCAAGGGCGCAGGGGGCGGGCGATGACGAAGTCTTTTTCGCGTTCGGCTGATTCTGCGGCGAGCGCTCCGATTGCGCCAGGGCCTTACGAATGCGCGGTGTGGCGCGAGTCTCAAACGTGGCCCGGAGTCCGGTACCAGGTGCTCAGGATGTCGCTGTTGCGGAGGCACCGGCTGATCCAGGAGCTGCAAGGACTGGCGGCCGAACAGAGGTTCCACGCGGCGCAGGAAGGGATGGAAAGTGAGATCGCCGCCGCAGAGCTGCGGGGGCGCATCGATGAAATAATTATTCGGGCGGCGCTCGCGCAGATCGAGGGGTTGCGCATCGGCGGGAAGCCGGCGACGGTCGAGAGCCTCCTGGAGGACGGGCCGGATGAGCTGGCCTACGAAATCGCGGAGGCGATCGCCGACGAGAGTTTCCTGAACGAAGAAGAACGAAAAAACTGACACTCGCATTCCATTTCCAACAGGAGTCTCCGGCCGGATGGGATTGCGAGACGTGCAGGAGGCAACGGCTGGAGGCCAAACGCAATTGCAAGTGGGCAGGCCTTGAACCAACGCCAGCCCGCCCGATTGTGTGGAGCCGCAGAGGCATATTCGCCGAGCAATGTCCGGTGAGCATGATCAGCGGCCATTCGGCAGCATGGGTTGAGCTGTATGCAATATGGCGCAGCGGAGGAGTGGCAACTTCTGCGGAATGGTGGGCCAAGGACCTGGAGGCAATGGCCATTCTGAAAGGCGAGGAGAAGGCGGTGAGCGGTGGGATCTGACAATCAACAAGAGAGCACCCAAGCGTCGCGAGAGCTGCTGGAGTACGTCCGCAAGATCCTGGGCCCCTCCAGTTTCAGCAGCAGCGCGGCAGGCCCGCCGAAGGTCAAATTGCCGATCGCACAGAGTGGGGGCACCGGCCGGGAGGCGCCCACCAACGGCGAGCGGCCAAGCGGGAGCCCGCGGCAATTGCAGGCGGAGGCCATCACAAGGCCGTCGAGGAGCAGCTCGGGCAGCTCAGCCAGTTTCAGTTTGGGCAACAACTGGCTGATTTCGCCCGTAGCCGGAGTTCTCAATTCGATCCTCGATTTGTTCGGGGTCGGGAGTTCGACGTCGCAGGTGACCCGATACCGGGCGGAGACGCGGCAGCCATTCCAAATAGTAGAGGAGATCTCGCCGGAGTCAGGGGCAAAGGTTCAGACGATCAATGAGAGCGCCAGCGGGTTGTTTGGCGTCACGGGCGGCAACAGCCCGACGGAGGCGCCAGCGGCCAGTGCCGAAGAGACCGCGAGCCGATCTGAATCAATCACACCGTCCATTGCGAGTGGCGGGACGAGGCGCGCTGAGGGATCGACAATTCAGCAATGGCTGCAAAGCCTGGTGGGCGGCAGCAGCGCGACGGAGGCGCCAGCGGTCAGTGCAGAGGAGATTGCAGGAAAGCCTGAATCAACGACGCCATCCATCCCGCGCGCGGAGAGCGGTGCAGGAAGCGTGGGCCAGCCAGCGAATACAACTTGGGCGCGCAGAGTCTCCCGCAGCACCGGTCTCCTAACGCCACGAGGCGGCGCGGTCGAGAGTAGGACGAAGCGGGCGGAGGCAACAACAAATGAGCGTTTGCTACAGAAGGAGATGGGGAGCGCCGGATCAACGGGCACAACCATGCTCCACGCGGCGACATGGACGAACGGGATCACCGCTCCGACGGGCAGCGAAGGCCGGTCGCTAATGAACGACAGGCAGGGGCTGATAGCTGCCGTGCGCCGTAGTTTGAATGATTCGCGAGGATTCTCGGATGTGCTGAGTGAGTTTCAGGATGGTCTATGAGTATACTGCCCTTGCTTTCGACAGGCGCGGTCCAGCAATACCCGTACGTGTGCGCGATCACAGGCCGGACGCGTTCTTTCCAATTCGCCGATGGGACGGAGCAACGGTACCTGATGACGCCGCCCAGGAAGATGTGGTCGATTGACTTGCGACTTCTACAGGACTCGGAGAAGGCCGCATTCCTGGCATTCGCGCAGGACGCACTGAGAGGCCAAACGGCGTTCGCCTACACGGACCCGCAGGATGGAACGGTTTATCCGACATGCCGGATCGTTGTCGCGCCCGTCTCTGACCGAATCGACGGGGTGGCACGCACTGGAATCCAATTTCTGATTGCGGAGGCACCCCAATGAGTAGCGCGAGTTTCCCCCTGGTAGCGACGACGGTCAGCGTTCAACTACCCGTTCAGCGAACGTGGAAACCGGCGCAGGAATTGTTGATGACGCCTGGGGGCACGTGGTACCTGCGCACGCTACCGACCGGCGAATTCTACGAATGGAATCTGAAGTTCACCGGGCTAATATGGGCCGAGGCACAAACGTTGCGGGATTTCCATTCCGCCATGCAGGGCGCCTACCATTGCTTCCGGTTCTGCGATCCGTTGAGGAACCTGCTGGCGTGGAGCGAGGACCTGACGCAGGCAGTGTGGAACCTCACCGAGGGCCTGGCCGTTACGCTGTTCGCCAATCCGACGCCAGGAGTTGCGCAAGGGGCGCAGATAGTGAATTCCAGTGCGGCCGAAGGACTGGCGAGCCAGACGGTGGGGTGCGCGCCGACATTTTCCTACAGTGTCGCGACGACGGCACGGGGCAACGCGGGGAGCACTATGGGGCTGCTGATCGGCAGTCAACGATGCGATGTGGCGCTCAGCGGGCAGTGGCAGACGTTTCAGTTCAGTGCGATCCCTGGCGGGAGTCTCGATCAAGTCACGTTCGCGATCGCCATTCCCGCGGGCGGCGAAGTGGAGCTGGCCGGCGTGCAGGCCGATTTCGGCGCAGATTCGCCGGAGTACAGGCAATCCGAGGGGCGACAGGGATTATTCGCGCAGGCGAGATTCAAGGACGATGCATTGGTGGTGAGTGGGGCCGAGGGGGGTGTCTTTTCGGCCGAGGCCACAGTGATCGCGAGTGCAGAGGAGTGACCGATGGTCCCGATTGACCAGCTCAAGTACGTAGAGGAATTGTTGACTCCGGTGCTCTTGTACCAGTGCACGCTGATGGATGGGCAAGTGGAGTACTGGAGCACGCACAGCGCGGCGTACCAGGGCGTGACGTACAGCCCACGCATCATCGAGAACACGGGATTCGAGATTGGACTGCTGGCGGATGACGGGGCGGACTGGGGCAATCGGATTTGCGTGGTGCTGGCGAACACGGATGGGTACGTGACGCAGCTGCATCAGACCGAGAACCTGAAAGGTTGCCAGTTGCTGGTACAGTTTGCGTTTCTGGATCCGGAGAGCGGGCAGATCATGGCGACGCCGCAAGCTGTGTTCACAGGGATCGGCGATGCGCCGGAGCAGATCACGACCAGTACGGCGCAGTTGAACTTCACAAGCCGGTTCAGCTTGCAGCGGCTGGCGCTCCCGCAAACTCGAATCCAGGAGAATTGCCCGTGGAGTTTTCCAAAAAGCGCGGCGCAGAGAGCCGAGGCGGTGAGTGGAGGGAGCGCGGGGATCTACAGCCGCTTTTACCCATGCGGGTACTCGGCGGACCAAGCCGGCGGGTGCGGGAACCTGCAGAGTGACGGGACCGCGTACACGAGTTGCGACGGAAGCAAGACACAGTGCGTAGCGCGGGGGATGTGGAACGCGGACGCAAGCGGCAACCCCACGATGCGATTTGGAGGTTTCGAGTACTTGCCGGCGACGTCGCTGGTAAGGAGCTATGGGTCGCCGCAGAGGTACTGGTCCCAGGCGATCGATGGCCGGGCGAGACCCAATGACGCAGTGCCGCTGGTGTATGGCACGGTGCGGTACCCAGCACCGGTGATCTGGGCGTGGAACGACGGGAATTATCTGATTTGCGAGGTGTTGGTTGGATCGGGGCCGATTCTAGGGGTGCAGAGCTTGTGGGTGGAGGGGATCCAGTTGCCATTGGGCGTTGCGGGCGTCGACATGTCCGCGACGGGATGGTATGACGTGCTGACGACGGGCGGCCGGAATGGGGCATTCGATCCGAGTTTCATGGACAGCCTGGGGAATCCGATCAGCGATCCGCATGGGAGCCTGGCCGTGGTCAGCGTGCATGTACCTTCGGGCCTGGTCTCCTCGAACAGGCTGCCGACGATTGAGGTGCTGGTTCAAGGATTGTTGTTGGACCGCTACGACGGGCAGGGCAATTACCTGGACCAGTTCTTCACCAACGACCCGGTATGGGCGCTGCTCGATCTGCTGAGGCGATGCGGGTGGCAGGATGACGAAATCGACATCGCCAGTTTCGCGAGCGCAGCGGCGTATCTGGATCAGCTCGTGACGGTGACGGACGAGAACGGAAACGCGATTCAGGAGCCGTTTGCGGCATTCAACTACGCGTTGCTGGACCGCAAGCCGGCCATCGATGTGGTGCGCGGGTTGCGGCAAGGCGCGGAACTGCTGGTGAGGTTGAATGCGAGCGGCCAGATCAGCGTCATGGTGGAGGGGACGATAGCGGAACAACAGCCGGCGCAGCTCGAATGTTCGAATGCTGCCGCCCCCCTGAACGGCGGCTGGCCTTCGTTCGAGGCCAACGACGGGTCGACCGACGCCTGCACGATCCTGGCTGGGAAAGGCGGCGACATTGCACTAAGCTTGGCCTGCGAGCCGACCAGCACTACACCGAACCGCCTTACCGTCGAACTGCAGGACTCGCGCAACGATTACTTGAATGGGAGTCTATCGCTGGTCGACACGGACGACGTGGCACGAGCGGGGAGCGAGGTGCCAGGGATCTTCAGAGGGCTGGGCATCCCAAGCCTCACGCAGGCCGAGCGGGTCCTGTCGAAGGAACTGGCGCGCGGAATCGACGGCAACCTGTACGCGGAATTCTCCACGACCGTCAAAGGACTAGGGATGCTGCCGGGCGACATCATCGCCGTGACAAGCAGCGACTATAACCTGGCGCGGGCGCCATTCCGCGTGCTGCGGTTGAGTCTGGGTCTGAACTGCGAGACGATCGCAGTGGTCGCGCAGACTCACGATGACAGCTGGTACGGACCGGGATCGGCGACCAGCGGCAGTTCGTCCGGGTGGCCGTCCACAGTCGCCTCGGGCACGCCGTTCCCGATCGCCGGATACACATACGACGAGAGCGCCGGTCCAGCCCTGTACATCCAGGAACAATCCGAACCACAAGCAGATGGCGGGGCCAGTGAACTGCTCTTTGTTCAGTTCCGGCCGCCGCGCCAGCAAGTTTCGTCATTGCCGCCGCCGGGCATCGAACCGACCGCCGTGATTGCGAGCAGCGGACAACTCCAACCCGGCGAGAAGGCGCTCTACTACGCCGTCACGGCGACGGACAGTAACGGCGAGGAGTCCACTGTTTCCCGGGTGATTCAGGTAGTGACGGGAGCAGTCGAGACGACCTTCGGGGTGACGTTGAATGGATTGGCAGCGCCGGCGGGCGCGGCAGGAGTGCGTGTGTACCGAGGTGACAGCTCGTACGACCTGCTGTATCTTTGTGACATTGAGGCAAGTTTGAACACGTGGACAGACACGGGCGGAGTCCTCTCGCCCATGCGGCCGCCCGATCCGAGATACGACCACTCGGAATTCTATTGGCGGACTGAGTTGACGGCTGCGCTGGAGGTGGCGAGTCTCACCGGCACCACGATTACGATAGTCAACACGAGCCTCAGCAGCGGCCAGTTCACGGGTAATGCGCTGGTGGTCGTATCGGGCAACGCTAATGGCTGGCAGACAACTGTGGCCGCCAATACGACGACAGAGATCACCGTCAACGATCCGCTTCCGATCGGACTTGCAGCGGGCGATTCAGTCGTCATCGCAGACTCCAGTTGGCGCCTGGCCGGCAGGAGTTACTCTAACCAAATCACCTGGGAAGTTCCGAATCGAGCGAACCTGGGAATTCAAATTATTGGCCGGTCAAGCACGGCCAGCGGGTTGGAAGCGCCTATCGAGCAATCCTATCTGTACCGCTACACGATCTTGGGCGGAAGCGGGAGCCTTCTGGATAACCAGTTGCCACCGATCCCCGCAGTCGACATAGAAGCGCCGGCAGATGGCTCCTTGTTGTTGCAGAACATCACAGTGCAGACCATAAGCGGCACGGCAACGGTGGCGGCGGCGCTTCTTGTTACCTACTCCGTCGATGAAACGGAAACTCCGGTGACGTTCGCGCTGCCGGCGGCGCTTGGGCCGAACGATCTGACTCTTCCGTTTGTGCAGGGTCTGGCCTTGGGGCTAGACATTTACGTGCAAGTGGACACAGAGATCATCAGGATCGGCGAGCCTACAGCGGACGGATCTTCGTATGATATCGACCGGGGTATCGCGGGAACGGCGCCGGCGACTCATGCAAATGGGGCTTCGGCCACTATTCTCGTAAGGAATGTGCAGGTGGTTTCGCTCGGCAATGGTTTTTTTTCCAATCAGACGAGCACAAACTTCCAGTACAGGCTTCTGTTCCCCAACCAGCGAATAGCCGCGTCGGAGTTCTACCTGGAGAACACGCTGGGAATCGGCCTGGGGCAAGAGACGAGCTACCTGCAGAACGGGCAGAACGGCTTGCACACCTACGAAGGCGGCACGATTGTGTTGCAGACAGCAAGCGTTCTCTCGATCGAGCGGGACGCGGCGAACTCGATCGCCCTGGACCGCACGCGGGTCGTGCGCGACGTGCAGGCGTTCGTCGACTCGGCTCCCACGGGAGGCAGCGCAACGATTGTCCTCAATGCCGATGGACAGGCGGTTGCAACCCTCGTCATCGCAGACGGAAGTGTGCAGTCGGGACCTTTGATTCCGGCTACTACGTTGGTTCTTACGGAGGGGGCGAAACTGAATTACGACATCGCAGCCGTCCCCCAGGGCACGGACACGTTCTCTGGCCAGAACCTCTCGGTCCAGATCAGGACATGA